TTTTGCAATCTTTTGATTGGCTCGTGGAATGAACTCGGCGAAAACACCAAGGCCATCATCCAGCGCGATGTTGAGGAAGAGTTTGTGCGGGACGATGAGTCTCGCAGGCGGGGGGATTCTTATCATCCACTCGGGCATGACATGGACCGTAAGGCTTGGGAACACGTGATAAAACTGTGGACTAAAGTAACCAACGAAGGAGACCAGACATGATCGCATTGACCCCTTTTCAGAAGGACGTGAAGTACTTTTTTGACACGATCTACCGCCCGATGCTGGCAAGAGTGACAGGAGGCACCGCCGCGCAGGGGTATCGCTTCCCGACCCGTAAGGAGGCCGACGCCGAAGCGCGCGAATGTGCTCGCCTGCACGCAGGCCTGCTGCCCCGGAACGCGGTGTTCAAGGTGGTGGACAGCGCCGAGACTGACCCGTGGCGCGAGTGGCGCGGAAACCCGAACTCGCCGAACCCTAACGACCGCAAGAAGGCGGCGGTGCATACGTTCGTGGTCCGCGCGACAACGAACGAGGTTTACGACCACCGCAATCGCTACTTCATCCCCGAGCCCTGGGCCACGCAGCTTGGGTTCACCAACGCCCGCTTCGCGGCCAACATGTCCCCAGACTGGTGACATGACGACCTTCATGGCCATCTGCCGGACCTTGAACATCAACCCCTACGCCGTCGATGACGACGGCGGAAAGGCGTTGGTGCGGTTCGGCCACGACGGCGGACGGGTGACCGGGGCCACGATCTACCGCGGCCCAGACGGGAAACTTTTCTGCATGTCGAAGCGGCAGCCTGAAGTGGTCGAGGGCCACGGACCGTGGACCATGGCCCGCGAACAACGGTTCTTCAAGCTCAAGACAGGCTCTTTGTGGGAGTGTGCGCACGATGATGAAGCTTGACGGTTTGGATGAGGCACTCGTGGGCGAGTGCCAGACCTGGGACGGCGGCTCACGGGTCGGGCGACTGGTGTACAGCGGAGAGGCCATCCTGGACATCCTGATGGAGAGGGACGGGATGTCTGAGGAGGACGCCTGGGAATGGGTGGACTTCAACATCGAGCAGGCGTGGGTCGGACTCTCGACTCCGATCATCGTCTGGGAAATCTCATGGGAGGACCTGGATGAGCAGGAGCCTGACGATGGATGAGTCGCGACGGGAGCGGCGGCGAGCCCAGAAGCAGGCCGAGAGAGAACGACGGGCTCAGGAGGGACTCGTCCGGGTCGAGTTCTGGGTGGACAGGGAACACCTGGCCGCAGTGAGGGCGTTCATCGAAAGCCTGAAAGACTGATCGAATGATACAAGGGAGGACGGATGTTCAAAGCGGAAAAAAGAAAGTGCGACGGGTGCACGCGCTGTTGCGAAGGCTGGCTGCACGCCACGATCACCGGGCCCACCGGTGAGGCATATCCGATGTACCCTGGCAGGAAATGCCAGTTCCACAGAAAGGGCAGCTGCAGCATCTATGACAGGAGGCCTGCCGACCCGTGTCGGGGTTACACCTGCGCCTGGCTGACTGAGGAAATCATCCCGGAGTGGATGAAACCCTCCGAGGCGAACGTCATTTTGACGTGGCACAAGGTGAAGGAGATCGACCAGATGTATCTGGAGGTGGTCGAGTGCGGGACGCCCCTGACAGCCGAGGTGCTCAACTGGTTAATCCATTTGTACCTGCGCAACAAGGTGAACGTTGTCTACCGCTTGCACGGCGGCACAAATCACCTCGGCACAAGGGAGTTCATGCAGTGGGCAGAGCGCGTGAGGGTGACCCTTCCGATCTTCCCGTTTTGGAAGCATGAAGAGCCCGCGGCTCCAGCAGAAGGAGCGCAGCCATGAAGACCTTCGTGGTGGCACTGAGCAAGGTCATCAGGGTCAGGGTGACGGCAGGGACCTCGTCAGAGGCTCTCAGAGCCGCTCTGGGCGCGGATGACAGGGGAGAGCATCTTGTGCAGTGGGTAGACATGTCGGCGCTTGGAGAGGTCCTGGGGGAGGAAAGCAGGAAGTTGACAGCGGAGGATTGGGAGATGGAGGTGCCGAGGGAGGGGTGAGGAGGGGCAAGGGGTGAGGGGCCAAGGGGGATGGACCATGGGCCTGGGAGGGCAAAACGCGACTTTCATATAGAGGCTTCCCAAAAAACGAAAAAAAAATAATTTTTTTTTGAAATTAGGCGTAAACCGTGTAAAGGCGTAATAGTAGAGTGATATCAGGGACTTAGTACATCACAGGGAGAAAAACAGGGGAAGTTAGGCGTAATTGTGGCAAATTATATAGGGGGTACCGCGCGAAACTTTTTTTTTCGTTTTTTTTTTTTTCGTTTTTCAGAAAGCCTCGTATATGGAAAGGCTGCAAGTGGGAGGTGTGGACATGTCGAAAAAACTCCTGGTGCCGGCGGTGCCAAAAAGGAAGGCGAGGGGAAGTGGAAAGCTCGAGGCTCGCCTCGCTGCTCCGGTCAAGCGGGAGGGACTCCGCCCATTGACCGCGAAGGAGCAGAAGTTCGTCTACGAGCTGGTGTCGGCGGACGGCGAGATATCGATGACCGAGGCTGCCATCCGGGCAGGGTACTCCCAGATATCGGCCCGGCAGACCTCGCAGGACCTGACCAACCCTGCGAAATACCCTCAGGTTGTTGCGGCAATTCAGGACTACCGCGCGGAACTAAACGCTAAATATGGCACGACTTTTGAAAAGCACCTTCGGGATCTAAAGCGCATCCGAGATGCAGCGCTAGATGCTGGAGCATTCGGTGCTGCAGTGCAGGCTGAATACCGGCGCGGACAAGCCCTGGGCACGATCTATGTGGATCGAAAGGAGGTCAGGATCGGCACCATCGACAGCATGTCGAAAGACGAGGTCGCGCAGAAGCTTCGCGAGATCAAAGCCATGTTCGTGGGCGCGTCGCGCGACATCGTGGACGTGGACCCAGTGGTCCTGGAGCAATCCGTCGAGCGGGAGGCGTCGGCTGAACCGGAGTTTGACGAGGAGGAGGTACTACGTGAAAGAGGCCCAGCTATACCAGAGACTGAAGATGAACCTGGAGGGGTGCCAGATGACGAGACTGGAGAGTCGGGCGAGCCTTGGGACACCTGACATTTTGGTCGCTTGGCGCGAGGGCATTTTTTCAACCATCGAGACCAAGGTGGTAAAGTCTGGCCTGAAGGTGGCCCTGAGCGCTCACCAAGTAAGTTGGCACATGCGGACGGCGGAGATGGGCTGCCCAGCACACCTCATCGTAGCCGCTCTGGAGGCCGCCAAGCGCCCTGCAACGCTCAAGGTGTACCATGCAGGGCAGGCACGTGAATTGGCGCTCCACGGGCTCCGTGTGGAGCCCGTGGCAGCCTTCCCCTTATCGCACGTGCCTTGGCACGTGCTCAGGGACTGCTTGCTGTCGTGATCGTGCTGGGGAGGGACACCTCGACCTCTTCGTGGATCATCAGGATGCGGCCCCTGACCGCCCCGAAAACCTGCAGAGGAGAATCCAGCACGATAGTGTGCTGGACCTTCCCGCCGTGTTTGACCCTGGATGACTCGATCTTCCCTTTGAACGGGAACCGGTCGAGATAGCGCCCCTCGGCTCGCCATCCTGTGTGATCCCAGCCATTCGATCCATTGTGTAAGTCGATCATCAGTTATCCCTCCGCAGTGCCGCGAGTAGGAGGAAAAAGGCGAGCTTGCCGATGATGGCCAGAACGCCAGGGGACGCTGGCGGCTTAATGTTCAGTCTCATGTCTCACCCCACTGTGCGGCCATGGCCTCAGCGATCCCTGCATAAGTGACGCTCCGCTCCTTCCACCGGGTAGGCGACGGCGCGAGCCGGTTCTGGCCGCTCGATGTCTGGTTTGCCCGGCGCGCCTTGCGTCCCCCGGGCAGCACGTTTGTGTGCTCGAGCCGCGGCAAGCCTTTCAGCCACAGGCATGTGGCCTTGCTCGCATCATGCCCGAACTGCCACGGCTGGATGATCTGATCCGGTTTTCTCCACCGCGTCGAAAGGCAGCCTATTGGATTTTCGATTGCAATGCGGGGCGCTTGGGCACTCGCTAGAGTCTCGACAAACCGAAGGGCCCTTTCCGTC